TTTATATGTAGTTTTTGTATTCAGTAATTGATGTATGAATGAAATAGAAAGAATGTACATTAAGGTATTTGGTGCTTTTTGAAAATTAATAAATGAATCATCAAAATAAGATGGTTTATTCAAATAATCTTTACTCATACCAACTGGTTCATTATTATTTGATATATATTTTTGATATAATATATCTGTTATTGTAGTCATATTATATAATTGTTTTTACTATATAATATATATTTGCATATCTATATCCTTTTATTAAATTAATAGGTACTTACATAAAAGTCTAATGAGTTAATCTACTTCATCAAGGGAATCCTTGTTATTAGCTTGTTCCAATAATAGTTCATTTCGTAATTGTGTTGATTCTGCATCAGCGACTTCACGTTCTTCAAAATTAACAGTTTCTTTCACACCTATTAGGTTACCATCATCATCCATAGATTGCGTAAGTACATTTCCACTAATTTTAGCTTTCTCAATATTTTCCATAATGGCTTGCTTTTTTGTTTCCCGAATACGTTCCTCAAACTCTTTCTTAGCCATCTCTTCATTTTTTATTTTTTCTTGATGCAATGCATTTAACTCTTCTTCCAAGTGTTCAACTCTGCCAGTCTTGTATGCATCTGGGTCCCATGGAATCCATACACCAACTGGTCCAACAAAAATATCGTGGTTTGGGTCTTGGTCTCGTAGTTTTTTACATTTCTGTTCAGCTTCCTCTTGACTTGCAAATACACCGCGTACCTTTAGGCCACGTGTTGATGTTTGGAAAGAATGTTCCTTATTAAATTTCTCATTAAGTTTATCTTCTTGTTTATCCATGAAATTCTTATAATCATCCTCTATTCCACTCTTCTTTAATTTATCACTTTCTTCCTTTACAAAATCATTGAAATCAGCAATTAAGGTGTCTACGTTCATATTGTGTTTATATGCGATAAAATGAATAAATTCAAAATATCGTTCCATTGATTTAGAAAATTCCCAATTTTTAATAAATTGGTCAAATAAATATACCTCTCGTTTTTTTAAAATTTTTTCAGGGGATACAAATGAAAGACATGTAAATTTTTGTCCAGCAATTGAAGAATCTTCATCGCATAAATCTACATATTTAGGGTTGTTTTCACCATTTGGCAATGTTTTTTTCTCAAAAGATGACATTATAAAATATACTCAAGTTATATATTTAAGTGTTTTCTTCATAACATAATATTTCTATTTAATCATTTAGTTTGAATTATTTTATTGTAATATAATATATCATAAAATGACAGAAATGTTTGACATGAATGAACTTTTAAAACGTGCTATCAAATACCTTATTGAAGGTTTAGCTGTGGCTATCTGTGCCATGTTAATCCCCAAGAAGGCATTAGGTGTTGAAGAGATTGTTATTATTGCCTTAACTGCCGCCGCTACATTTAGCATTCTTGATGTATTTATTCCTTCTATGGGTTCAAGTGCAAGAAATGGTGCTGGTATGACTCTTGGTAGTACTCTTGTTGGTGGTATCCGTCTTGCTGCATAAGTATATATTTACACGTAAATAATATAAATTAATATTAATAATATATTAATATTAATAATGAGTGACGAAAACGTTAATCTAAAACCAAGTGATATTGTAAAAGAAAATAAGGAAAGAGCCAATAATACTATTTTTAACAAAGTAAGTGAAACATTGAATGTAGATGCTGAACATATAGTGTGTCATAAAAAATGGCGATCGCCAATGACTCCACATCAATGTGAATGTATTCATAAAAAATTAAACACTTGTTTTAATGAACATATATATAAATTATATAATTCCGTTGCATATAAAGAAACATGGTATGAAAATGTGCGGGGATTTATAGCCATTCATAGTAATATAGAACTTAATATAAATACAATTGATTTGAGTGACCAAGAAATTTTAGAAATCAGAGATCATGGGTTTTCTCTTTTTGTAAGCGATGATTGTGCTGATATCGATGAAGATGAATTTGATGGACCAAATGATTTATCAATTCACGAGTGGGAAACTATAGATGATATTATTATGTATTATTATTTGAATGACACGAATAATAGTTAAATTTACATTATATTTTGATATTCTAAATATAATGTTTATACAGTTGGAAAATATTGCCAGTCTAAATCGGTGCAGACGTTTTTCCATATCATATCTTGTTCCAATTGTTTTTCGCGGTCTTTCATCATTGGAATATATGGTAAATATTGCATTTGGTCAAGTAATACACATAATTGATGAAGCGTGTATGTGTAATTAAAAAAATTCGTTCTACTTGGTGGACAATGAACTGCCCATGGTTTTTGGATTTCAATGAATAATACACATAATGTTTCATGTAATTCCTCATTCATTACTGGAGGTTTAATACCAAACATAGAGTTAATATATTGAATATGTTCAAAATATTTATTATATCCTAATTTTCTCAATATTTCTCTCATTTTATCATAATTTATTAATGACATGTCTGTTATTCTTTCTTTTTTTATTCGTGCACGAATATCATTCATCACTTCATCTGGAATTTGGGTAGTTTCTTTTGCTTGAAATTGTGATAAAATTTCTTTGAAATGATTCAGTCTAATATAAGCAGTATATGACACCTCATTTGGTGGTTCTTTGTTTGTTGGTTTAGAACTATCTATGATATATGTAATAAATTTACCACATGCTTTATTATTACATATTAGTATCCCTTCTTCGTCTTGTGGAATTAGTTCTCCAGAATTACATGTATCACATATATCAGTAGGCACTACAAAATCTTGGATGTTAGTAATCTCATTCGTTACATTTCGCCAATAATGCTGGTACGATTGTTTGGATTTTGCATATTTATCATTGTTCAAATCTCCTGAATTTGTATCTGTAGCCTTTATTTTAAAGAAGGAATTGAGAACATTGGAATTTTGATTCACCGTATTTGAATCTACTGATATTTGTTGTTTTTGTTCAAAATAATCAAATACATGTTTTGAATTATTAAGCAAATATTCTTTCTTTTCTCTTGTAAGTGATGATATTTCACGTCTTATTGCTTTAATTCTATCACACATATCCATATATTCATCATATTGATTTTTATGCAGAGTTTTTATTTTTGCTTTCAGTTCTTCTTTTTCTTTTTCCAAATCTGGAATTGTTTCAGTTTCTATTTTGTGAAATTTATTTAACAATTCAGTGTGTTTTATATCAATTGTATGTAATCCTGTTGGTTTTTGTGGATTACCCTTTTTTTGGTTCGAATTCATAGAATTGGTTGTAATAGTTACTTATGTGTTTTTATGTTGCTTTTTTTGAATTGGATTTTTTGATTCTTTTTTATTTTTTCGCGTTTGCTTATTTTTTACATAAGAAACTCGTTTTGTTTGTTTTGTTTGTTTTGTTTGTTTTTTGGTTTTTTTGGTTTTTTTGGGTTTTTGTTTTCTTGTTTTATTTTGTTTCTTTGTTTTATTTTTACGTGTTTTTGTTCCACCACCATAATCACCATGGTATGTTGGAGCTGACCGCGACCGCGACCAACTTGGAGGACCAAGTTGAGGATGTTCCTTGTTCATGTGAGGATTCACTGAACTTGGCCTATTTGTTGTTGATGGTCCAAATTGAAATGTAAATGGTGACGCTCTTTTGCTTGGGCTTTCAATACCAACGGGTGCATGCGGGCTGCTGCTGGACCGTTTACTTGATGTATTAACACCTGTTTGAATAAAACCGGTCAATTCTTCAGTATAATCATCATCTTCACCTTCACTACTTGGTTGACTTTGACTATCACTACTATATTTATTAACGTCTTCTGTACCAATTCCACTACTATAATCGGAGAGTTGACTGTCATTATGTTCACTGTCAGTATGTTGACTGTCAAAATAAGTAAATGGTATCCCACCAATTGGTTTCCATTTTGGTGATATTTTCAATGCTGCTGCTATTTTCATTGCTGCTGGTTCTGCTATTTTCATTGCTGGTTCTGCTATTTTCATTGCTGGTGCTGCTTTTTTCATTGCTTGTGGTGCTTCTATTTTCATTGCTTGTGGTGCTTCTATTTTCATTGCTGGTGCTGCTTTTTTCATTGCTTGTGGTGCTGCTATTTTCATTGCTGGTGCTGCTTTTTTCATTGCTTGTGGTGCTGCTATTTTCATTGCTGGTGCTGCTTTTTTCATTGCTTGGTCTTCTGTATCCATAAATAATGTATAATATACGGTTTGAATATCATTAGTAGAACAAATTCCATTTAATTGATAATCTTCAAAATCACCATTAAATATATCTGAAGGTAATAATGTATTGATACCATCTAATGTAACTGACGCGGTTGTTGATTTTATAAATTTTATAAATTCTTTAATTTCTTTCCAAAAGTAAAATTCAAATAATTTTTTAAATTCAATATTAATACAATCTGTATCTGTATCGTCACAACAATCCGCATCTGTATCACTACAGAATTCGTATTCACTGTCGTCACTATCGTCACCATCGTCATCATCGTCACCGGTAGGATTACCACCACGTGTACGTCCAACCATTTCAACTGCAATCTTTTTATATGCATTAAAAGAAATATGGGTAAAAAAAGTAGCTATTTGTATTAGTGCGTTAAGTTGTAACATATTCTTAGTGGTTCTTGGACGAGGTACTTGTTGATTTAATACAGTTACACGTTTATTTAACATTTCAACTATTTTAACTTTACGGTCATTTAAGTCTACACCGTATAAAGGCCTGGTATGTTGTTCTCCTGGAAATTGTATCAAGTTGTCTTCCCTGTCATCACAATTATCTTTATTAATAGATTTTGCCCAAACTTTACCATTATTTCCTTTATTTTTACTTGGTTCTTCTGGATGTCCATCTTTATAACAACACTCCCTCTTGGAATTTTGTACTTGGTGCAATAACATGTCTACATTATTTTCATTAACTTGCCAATTATTATTTTTAAAAGAAATAATCTCGATATTGGATTTCTCACTATTGCAACAAGTACAAGAAGGTGCATATATATTTTTTCTAACATCGGTATCATCAATTGTTGCACTATCTTCAGTTTCAATAAACCCAAATGTTATCATTACTTGATATATATTTAATAAATGTTCACAAGGTGCTCCACACTTATCGGATTGCATGTTATGTAAACATAATCCACATATATAACATTTATGAGTACCTGGCCAGTTGTCTGTACCAAAAGCTATATCACATTGTTTATCATCTGCAGTTGGATTAATGATATTACGTACATCTAATGGTCTGTAAACCGAATCAGAATTTTTTTTGGTACGACTGAATCGTACTGTACCTTCGGGCGATAGGCTTGCTTCTATAAATTGTTTAACTATTCCAGTATATGAAATAGATTTTTTTGAATCTTTCTTTGTAGAAGATTCTTTAATCCAATTATTTAATAATTGTTTAATTTGTTTTGAATGGTCATTGGGTGAATTACGTAACTCTAATGGAACAGCTTTACTTAATACATGAGAAATAGAATGTACTGTATTAAATAACTCTGTTTTTAATTTATCTTTATCTGGATTTTTATTACTACAATCCCTTATAATGTTTTGAAATTTGCCTTGAAATTCGGTATATGTTTTATGAAGGTCTTTTAAACATTCAGTTGCTTTGTTTTCTAATTGTTTTTTTGATAATTTTTTAACTTTTATCTTAATCTTTGGTTTTGGTTTTGCTTTTGGCGGCATAGTATTTATATAATCAAGATAAAAAAACTAACTCGTAACCTTCTACAAAATTCTGTCTAAACCAAGATTATAGAAATGTCTTCACCTAAAACAATAGGATTGCCAGATCAGGTACATATATCAAAACCAGCTTTCCAGAAAATGTTGTTTATAACAAATGCTCTGGAGCAAGGTTGGACAGTCCGCAAATCGCAAGAATCCTATATTTTCACTAAAAAACATGAAAATCGCCAAGAAATATTTCAGGAGAATTATTTAGAAACATTTGTTGCATCCAATTTGTCCACCGATTATGTTTTGAGTAGTCAAGTTTAGTAGTAAGACTGATTACTCATATATAACAAAAACAGTGATTTAGATTATTTTCTCTGCATAGTATGAAGAAGAAACATGAAAACCTTAAATCGGTAAATCATAAATATTTGTTGTTATTAATTTGTAACGAATAACCAAGTAGCAATTTATTTAGGAATATTTGAAATAAAAAGAAGTATTAATTTTTCTTTTTATTTATTTCTCTCAAATTATTTTCTTTGTATACCTTATAATCCATACATAATGGCTGGAGGTTTAATGCAACTCGTCGCCTATGGCGCACAAGACGTGTTCCTTACCGGAACCCCTGAGATTACTTTCTGGAAGGTGTCCTACAGACGCCACACCAACTTTGCCATGGAATCCATTGAGCAAACATTCTCCGGTCAAGCCGATTTCGGCCGCCGTGTAACATGCACAATCAGCCGTAACGGTGATCTTGCCTACCGTACCTACCTTCAAGTTACTCTTCCTGAGATCAACCAAGGTATGGCCAAGACCACCGATGATGCTGTCTATGCCCGTTGGTTGGACTTCGTCGGTGAGCAACTTGTTGCCCAAGTTGAGGTTGAGATTGGTGGTCAACGCATTGACCGTCAATACGGTGACTGGATGCACATCTGGAACCAACTTACCCTTTCCAAGGAGCAACAAGCTGGTTACTACAAGATGATTGGTAACACCACACAACTTACATACCTTACTGACCCCGACTTTGCCGATGTCTCTGGTCCCTGTGCCGCTGGTGGACCCGCTCAAGTCTGTGCCCCTCGCAAGGCCCTTCCTGAGACCACTCTCTATGTTCCCCTTCTTTTCTGGTTTTGCCGCAACCCCGGACTTGCTCTTCCTTTGATTGCTCTTCAATACCACGAGGTCAAGATCAACATTGACTTCCGTCCTATTGGTGAGTGTCTTTGGGCCATGAACAAGATGGGCGGTAGTGACGGTGTCAGTTCTTCCGGTGCTTACCAACAATCCCTTGTTGCCGCTTCTCTCTATGTTGACTATATCTTCCTTGACACAGATGAGCGTCGCAAGATGGCACAAAACCCCCATGAGTACTTGATTGAGCAACTTCAATTCACAGGTGATGAATCTGTCGGTTCCTCTTCCAACAAGATCAAGCTCAACTTCAACCACCCTTGCAAGGAGCTTGTCTGGGTTGTCCAACCTGATGCCAA